CACGGGCCGCAAGCTGAAATACGACACCAGCACAAACCCCCTCGCGGGTTCGTTCTGGAACGAGCGCATGAAAGCGGATCACATGAACGATATTTTGACGGAGGCGAAACGGTATGCCGGAATTAAATAGCACGGAACAGCTGCGTTTGTGGTTTCGGAAATGCCCTGCCATCCAAAACAAGAATCGTTTTCGGGTCAACTTTCTTTCGGAAAGCCCTACGGAGTATGCGATCTATTCCGTACCGTCCGAAATCAGAACGCATGAGAACATCATCGGCGAAATCGTTCTGGATGATATTCAGGTGCAGAATTTCATTTTTGCATCGAAAGAATCTTTCGGCCCTGACATTCAGCAGAGCCTTGCAAATCTGGGCTTTTATGATGAGGTCATGGCGTGGATTTATCAGCAGAACACGGTTCAGAACTTCCCGAACATCCGGGAGGGCCGGGTAAAGTCCATCGTTCCTACGCTGACTGCATATCCCGTTGAAGTTGGCAGCGGGGCTGCTAAATATCAAATCCAGCTAAAAATGACTTATAGGAGGAAATAAGAATGGCTAATAAGATCGAGCGCAAATATCTTGCGCACTTCATTGATGCCTCTTTCGGTACTGGCAGTGCCACCCCGAAATACGTTCGTCTGGGTGCCGATCTGGAGGAATACAACCTCGATCTGAATCCCGACATCGAAGTGTCTAAGAACATTCTCGGTGACAGCACCATCAAGCACAACGGCTATGAACCTCAGTCCAGCGTGGATACTTTCTACGCTGTCACTGGCGATGCGCTGTTTGAAACCCTCAGCGACATCGCCAATGAACGCAAGACTGGCGATGACTGCAAGACTACCGCTGTCGATGTTCTGCTGACTGACAAGGGTGTTGTCACTTGGGCATACCGTGAGGAAGTCATGGTGGTTCCCACCAGCATGGGCGGCGATACCAGCGGCGTTCAGGTGCCGTTCAGCGTCTACTACTGCGGTAATCGTACCAAGGGTACTTTCGATTTGACCCAGAAAACCTTTACCGCTACCGAAAACACCGTGTCCGGCAAAAAGGGGTAATCACCGTTTTTTATGCCGGGGGCGTGGCCTGAAAGGGCTGCGCCCCATTTTTATTTGTAAAGGAGATTCACTATGTCTGATGAAATCAAGACCACCGATACTATGGAAATCGTTGTCGATGACGGTATGCGGGATGTCCGCATTCGCAATCTGAAAGGTGAGCAGATCGGTCTGTTCAAGTTCCGGCCCACTGACATGGGCATTATTGACCGCTATAACAAGCTGGTCAAAGACTTTGATGCTATCACCGAGCCGCTGGCAGATGTCAGCATCAAGGCTGATGGCACGGCGGAAAGCGAACTGGACACCAGCAAGCTGAACGAGGCGGAGCAGCGTCTGTATGCCGCCTGCGATGAGATGTTCGGCGGTAACATGAGCGAGGCATTCTTTGGTAAGATGCACCCGTTTTCCCCTGTCAATGGCGTGTTTTTCTGCGAAACCGCGATCTCTCAGGTCGGTAAGTTTATCGGCCAGCAGTTTGGTCAGGAACTGAAGAAGATCAACACCCGCGTGGAACGCTACACGAAGAAGTACGCGGGCAAGGGCCGTGCATGATCGGACAACTCCCGGAAAGTCTTTCTGTATCCGGCGTTGAGTACGGCATACGGACGGACTTTCGGGATGTCCTTTCCATTTTAGAGGCATTTAATGACCCGGAACTGGAAAACAGCGAGCGTGTGTACGTTTGTCTGTTTATCCTGTTCCGGGATTTTGATGCAATCCCCCCGGAACACTATGAAGAAGCGTTTAAGAGGGCCTTGTGGTTTATTGACTGCGGGGCCGATCCTGACCAGAAAACGCCAAAGACCAAGCCCCGGACGATGGACTGGGAACAGGATGAAAATATTCTGTTCCCGGCAGTCAATCGGGTAGCTGGCCGGGAAGTTCGCGCTCTACCGTATCTCCATTGGTGGACGTTTTACGGATACTTTATGGAGATTCAGGAGGGCGTTTTTTCTCACGTTCTCAGCCTCCGCCAGAAAAAGGCATCTGGTAAGAAGCTGGAAAAGTGGGAGCGGGATTTCTGGAATGCGAATAAGGACATCTGCGAGCTGAAAACGAAACTCACAGCAGAAGAACAGGCCGCAAAAGATCGCCTTAATGCTCTACTCGGTTAAAAGGTGGTGAAGCAATGGCCGAACATTCTGACGGTTCTATCGTAATTGATACCGAACTGGATCAATCCGGGTTTGAGGCGGGTAGCAAGGAACTGTTGCAAGCCATTCAATCCCTAACTTCTGAGATTAAACAGCTTAACGCGCAATTCGGCTCTGCATTTGCCAACACAAGCAAGGCGGCAGATGATTCCAGTAGTCGGGTTCAGCAGCTGGAGGCTCAGGTAACACAGCTCCAGTCGCAAGTGGACGGTCTGAACACTGCACTGGAAAACATGGAAAATCAGATGAACAGTGCGGAGGATAGTAACCTTTCCGGGGCGTTTGATACGACTGCCGCCAAGCAGTCTGTGTCTGATCTCCAGAAAGACCTCGATTCTTTGACATCTGACCTTTCCAAACTGGAATCCTCGGCGGATAAGGCCATGGGCGTAACAACTACGCCTTTGGAACGCTTTAACGAGCTGGCAGATTCCATGCAGCAGCGAATTGACGATCTTTCGGATAAGCTGGATGAACTTGCGGATTCTCAGGTTCCAACGGATGACTATGCGTGGACTACGCAGGAAATCCAGAAAGCCGAAACCGAACTGGACAAGTTGATGGCAAAGCAGGATAAGATGGATGCCACCGGGGTAAAGTATTCCTCTAAGGCATACCAGAATCTCCAGTACGACATTGACCAGACCAAGCGCAAGATCGAAGATTTGAAAGCTACACAACAGATCCTCACCGACAACGGGGAGGATTATGTTTCGGGCGCGGATACTGAACAATATGCCCAGTATTCCGCCCAGCTGGAAGATGTACAGGCAAAGTACAACGACCTCTGCGCCACGGTTGATAAGTTCTTTGCCAAAAACACTTCTGTTTTCTCTGCACTAGGAAAGATGATTGGCTCTGCCTTTATTGTGGCAAAGGATACCGCTGTTGCCTGTATCCAGCGCATTGCGGGCGAGGTCAAAGACCTTGCGGGCAAGAGCGTTTCGTTGCTCGCCGATCAGGTGAAAAAGGCGGTAGCGTCTTTTGTCGGGTTGAACAAGGGTTCTAAGTCGGCGAATGCAGGCTTTGAAACCAGCCTGAAAACTATCCTCAAGTACACATTCGGCATTCGTTCCCTGTTTGTGCTTGTAAATAAGTTACGGGCAGCACTTGTATCTGGATTCGGCAATCTGGCACAGTATTCCAGTTCTACCAACAAAGCTATTTCGTCTATTACGTCTGCCCTTACACAGCTGAAAAACAGTCTGGCAGCGGCATTTGACCCGATCTTACAGGCTGCTGCCCCGGCTCTCACTTACCTTATTAGTAAGCTAGTCGAGGCCATCTCCTACATCGGTATGTTCACGGCAGCACTGTCTGGGCAGAAGGTCTATAAAAAGGCAACATCCATTCAAGAGGACTACGCCAAGTCGTTGGACAAGACTTCTAAATCCGCAAAGGATGCAAAGCGGCAGCTTGCCAGCTTTGATGAGTTGAATGTACTGTCCGATAAATCCACGAAAAAGGATGACGGGTCTGTTGACCCGTCCCAGATGTTTGAAGAAGTCCCCATTGATACCAGTGTGACCGACTTTGTGGATCGTCTGAAAAAGGCTTTTGCCGATGGCGATTTCACCGAGTTGGGCAAGATCATCGGCGAAAAGATCAATGATGCTTTCCAGAGCATCAAGGACTTCATCGACTGGGATAACGTGGGCGGTACGATCACAAGATGGGTGAACGCGCTCTGCGATACCATCAATTCGATGGTGGATACCATCGACTGGGATTTGATTGGCAGCACGTTTGCATCCGGCGTGAATACCATCGTCAACACGATGCACCTGTTGCTGACTGGCATCGACTGGGAGAACATCGGCAAGGCTATTGCAACGGGCCTCAATGCCGCCATCCGGGATATTGATTGGGCGAAACTCGGTCAGACCCTCGGCGAGTATTTCGAGGCAAAGTTGGATGTGCTACACGGTGTTATTACTAACTTCAACTGGCGCGGCCTCGGTGCAGCAATCGGTACGGCTCTTACGAATGCCTTTGCAGCAATCGACTGGGGCAAGGCGGGCGAAACCCTGTCCTCCTACGTCAAGGGGCTGCTGAACACGTTTAGCTCTGCCGTTGAAAATTTCGACTGGCGGGCTTTTGGCGATGACATCCGAAAGTTCCTCGCGGGCATCGACTGGGACGGTGTTGTTGGTAGCGCAGTAGAGGCCATCGGTGCAGCTTTGGGCGGTATCAGTGCTACGATCATCGGCTTTATCAAGAAGCCGTGGGCGGATGTCGTTAAATGGTGGAAGGATACAGCCTACGAGGATGGGCAGTTTACCATTCAGGGGCTGTTTGAGGGCATCCAGAAAGCCCTTTCCAGCATTGGTACATGGATCAAGAAAAATATTTTTGATCCCTTTATCAACGGATTCAAGGCCGCTTTTGGCATTCATTCTCCGTCTACCGTTATGGCAGAGATGGGCGGCTATATCATGGAAGGTCTGAAAAATGGCATCACGGGCGGCATTACCGCTGTCGTGAATGCGATAAAAGACCTCCCCGGTAAAATCGTAAATAAGCTGAAATCCGTGAACTGGATTCAGCAGGGCAAGGACATCATCGGCAACATCTACAACGGATTTGTTGCGCTGAAAGATAAACTTCCCAATGCGATTAAGACCATCGGCGACAATGCGGTAACGAAGCTGAAAGGTATCAACTGGCTGGCGGCTGGCAAAGCAGTTATTGGATTCATCTATAACGGATTTGTCGCTCTCCAGACCCAGTTACCGACTGCTCTGAAAACTATCGGCGATAATGCCGTGAAAAAATTAAAGAGCATCGACTGGCTGGCAGCAGGTAAGTCCGTTATTGGATTCATTTATAACGGATTTGTTGCTCTCCAAACCAAGATTCCCGCCGCGCTGAAAACTATCGGCGATTCGGCTAAGAAGAAGTTTACGGACATCGACTGGCTGGGCGTTGGTAAGAACGTCATCCTCGGCATCTACAATGGTATCCAGAACACGCTGAAACGACTGTCTGAGGCCGCTGGCAAGGCATCCAACTGGCTAATCAACGCATTCAAGGATGCGCTGGGTATCCATTCTCCGTCTACCGAGGGCGCAGAACTGGGCTATTGGTTTGACGCTGGCGTGGCGCAAGGCATTGTCAACAATTCCGGGGTGGCTGAGGATGCGGCTGGTGACTTAGGTTTGGCAGTCTACACAGGTGCGGATGACGCATTGGACGGTAAGGGCACACTGCTCGGCGAGGGCTTTGTGGATGAAACTGTCGATGCGCTGAAAAACAACATGAACCGCATCTCGGATGCACTTTCCAGCGGTGACGGTCTGACCAACATTAAGGGCATCATTGACGCAGTGCAGTCTGGTGACTGGGCTACCGTTGCGAAAAATGTTGCACTGGGTCTGTTTAACAGCATGGATAAGAATTTCCGTACCAACGTCACCGGGTTTGTCGCTGATTCTCTGGAAGCTCTGAATAAGGGCTATGAGGAACAGGGATATGTCGGTATGGCAAAGGCTGCGTGGAACATCATCTCCGGGCTGAAAAACAACCTGTCCACCTCCGGCAATACCAATATTCTGGTAGATGCTGGCAAGGGCATGGCGAACAGCATCACAGACGGTGTGAACGGCGGTCTGCCTGATCTCTGGTCGCTGATCTCCAGCATTCCCGGAAAGATTCTGGAACTGCTGTCGGGCGGCTTTGGGCAGCTGAAACAGTGGGGCGGTCAGTTTATTGAATGGCTCACGAACCTGTTCAAGGGCGGCTCTGGTAGCATCCAGACCAACACGGGTAATATGCTCCAGAACATCGGTAACACGTTCAAGAATTTCTTTAACGGAACTTCTCAGAACGGCGGCTCTTTCATTCAGAATCTGGGGAACACGCTCAAGAATGGGCTGGGCAATATCCAGAATAATTCCTCCGGGCTGCTGAACGGCATCAAGAATTTGTTTAGCAACGGATTCAACAACATCGCATCCAATGCAGGAAATCTCTGGAACTCTGTCAAGGGATTTTTCAGCAATGGATTGTCCGGCGTGGCATCTAATGCGGGGTCGATGCTCTCTAACATCGGCTCGGTGTTCAGCAACGGATTCTCTAACATAGCATCCGGCGCATCGGGTCTGTTCTCTAAACTCGGATCGCTGTTCAGCGGCGGGCTGTCTGGCATCGCATCTACTGTCGGCGGCGGACTGTCCAGCATTGCAGGGTCTGTGGGTTCTACCCTCGGCGGCATTGCATCCACCGTAGGCGGCGGGTTGTCCGGTCTGGTATCGTCCATTGGCGCGGGCATCGGTTCTATCGGTGCAACGGTCAGCGGCGGTCTGGGTGCGCTGGCATCCGGCGCAGCTGGCGTGGCTGGCACGATTGGAACAACACTCTCCGGCGCGGTAGCTACGGCTGGTACAGCCCTCAGTGGTCTGGGCACTACGCTGGCCGGACTTGCTACGGCGGGCGGGCCCGTTGGCATTGCAATCGCTGGCGTGGGCGCACTAGGCGCAGGTCTAGTGACTGCCTATAACAAATGCGATTGGTTCCGCAACGGCGTTAATAACGCCTTTAACTCCATCAAGAATACCGTTACCAATGTCTGCAAGGGCGTTGGAAATGTGGTCAGCGGAATTTGGGATGGCGCAAAAAGTGTGGTTTCCGGCGCGGTCAATGTCGGCAAGAACATCGTCACAGGCATCGGCAATGGCATTAAAAATGTCGCATCCGGCCTGTGGAACGGCGTGAAAAAAGTCGGCTCCGGCATCGTGAATGGCTTTAAGTCGTTCTTTGGCATTCATTCCCCCTCTCGCCTGATGCGGGATGAGATTGGCGAAATGCTGCCCCCCGGCATCGAAAACGGCATCGTTGCGGCTACTCCTGATCTCGTTAAGGGTACGCAGCAGCAGATGGAGAAAGTTGTCGATGCAGCGCAGTCCACGTTGGCGCAGGCTGACACCAGCACCATCGGCTCCGAAACGCCTACTCTGGACTATACCGGAAATATTGTTTCGGACAAGCTGGATGGTATGCTGTCCGATTTCTCTAACAAGATCGAGGACAGTTTTACTACCCTGATTGACCGTCTGAACAGTATCGCAGACCGGGTGGCATTTGTCACCCCGCAGGCTGCAACTGGCACGGTCATGCCGTATGATGTCGCCGCGAAAGCGACAAACAGCGGCACGGCTACACTGGGCGATACCATCGCATCGTCCAACGAGGAACTGGGTTCTGTCGTGATCCAGTCCGTTACCAACGCCACCTCCGCGATTGTTGATGCAATTCAGAGGTACAGCGGTACTACCGTAAATCTGGACGCAAACGGCATCACGGATATGGTGATTAAGGAAATCAACCGCAGAACCCGTGCGCAGGGCAGTTCCCCGCTGATCGGGTAAGAAAGGAGGGCGTAAAGCTATGGCGGTTCCTATGTTTGTCGTGAACGGTCACGACTATGCAAAGCTGATTACTGAGCTGAAACCCTCCCGGAACGATGTTGATTCTGACGGCAGCGGACGCAATCTGCTGGACGGTCTGATGTACCGTTCGCGGCTTGCGACAAAGCGCAAGTGGTCGGTCACGTTTGGTCGTCTGGACGCTAAGACCATGATGCAGCTGGAGAATGATATGTACAGTGGTAAGGACTACATCTCTATCACCCTGCTGGATGCCCGTGTCAATCGCGGCGTTATCAGCAGCTATTATTTCTCCACCATCAATGAGGGTGTGCAGCGCAGCATCAATGGCAAAACGTACTACGATGGCGTGACGTTTGACATCATCGAGAGGTGACGGGATGAGAGGTAGATCGAACCTCTGGGCGAAACTGGCGGCGCGTGGCCGCTTTCGCACAGAAGCAAAGCTCGTTTCGGGCGGCAAGGATTATACCACCATCTCCGCCCCGATAATCGTGCGAAAGTTGATGGCGCAGCCGATGGCGGTAGGTAGCTGCATCGCGGCTACACTGTCCGTGTCGGTGCTGACCACGGATCGAATCGAAAGCCCGGTCAAGATCATGGCCCGGATCACTGACGATGAGGCGTACAGCGAATGGGCCAGCTTTGGCACGTTTTTTATCAACCAGCGTGATGATTCCCAGCACAATGGTCTGGTAACGCTGGATTGCTATGACGCTATGCTCATGGCAAATACTCCGTATCTGACCAGCGCGGATGATGCGTTGGTGTGGCCCCGGCCTATGATTGATGTTGTAGAGGACATCGCCGCCCGGTTAGAGGTCGGTATTGATCCCCGCACAAAGATCAATACCGGGGCTGATTACATGATTCCGAAGCCGTCTGCGGACAAAACGATGCAATCTTTACTGGTTGATATTGCG